AAAGTATCGCCATCAACTGAAAAAAGTGATGTAAGAAAAGACTATGAATACACAAGAGGAAATCTTTATAGTATTATAGAAAAAGGTCAAGAAGCAATCAATGGTATTCTTGAACTAGCACAGGAAAGTGAAATGCCAAGAGCATATGAAGTTGCTGGTCAACTTATCAAGAGTGTTTCTGACGCAACAGATAAGTTGATGGATCTGCAGAAAAAACTCAAAGATGTTGAAGAAGAGATTCAAAAAGGTCCAACTAATGTTACAAATGCTCTATTTGTAGGTTCAACTGCCGATCTAACTAAGATGCTAAAAGATGTACAAAAATCTCAAAATAAATAGATAAAAAAGTTGTGACAGAAATGCCCGAAGAGCATAATAAAGAGTTACCATCTATTGAAGATATCGTTGGGCAGATCGAAGAACTTCCTTCGGTCGAAGACTTTATGGTGAAAGAAAATATTAATGAGGAAACTCAAATCATCGATGATGCTGATGGGAATCCTAAAATTGAGGTGACAGATGTTGTTCGGGCACCAGAATGGGCAGCTCTTGTCCAAATGGTGAATGATGTTCGCAGAGACATCCCACAAATTCCAGAAATCAAAAACTACGATAAAGAACTGGAAGCAATTTGTGAAATTATTGATCAGGTTAAGGCAGATATACCAATTGTTCCAGAAGTTAGATACTATGAATCAGAATTAGAGGAACTTCGCAATACTCTTAATGAAGTAAAAGAATCTGTTCCAGTAATTCCTCGTTGGGTTTATGAGACCAATGATGTCCCAGATTTTTCTTGGTATGTAAATGTCAGAAAGACTTTCAATGAAATTGGAGAAAACTTTGGCATTGTTAGAGATTCGATTCAAACTGTAACTCAACAAGTTGAAGATGAATTAAATCGTCTTCAAGAGGAGAAGGATGTTTTACAGTTTGAAACTAAAACAGATTTCAAAGAAGTTCATGATAGAGTATCTGGACTTAAAGATCAAATTTTTGGTCAGTTAAAAGAACAGTCCAGTATTATCTGGAACTTACAAAAGAAACTAAAAGAAAATCAGAAAGAATTTGAAATTGTAATATCAGAAAAAGTTGAGAGTGAAGTTGGAGAATTTATTGATGTAACTAATGAGACTGTAAAAAGATTAGAAGAAAAATTCAAAGAAAAGAATGAATCTCTTGGACTTAGACTAGATGAGGGTATTGAGAATTTAGAGACAAAAATTTCTAAAATTCCTAAACCAAAATTTTATGAAGAAGAATTAAGAAAGATTAGAAAGGAACTCAAAAACTTTGAGAGTTTGAGAGAGATTGTTGAACAGATCCAAGTAAGACAAGAAAATATTGAAGATCTGCAAGAAAACTATCTTCTAACAGAACCACCAGAAGAGCCAGAAAACATCGGAACTGGGCAAGATCCACTCACACCTCTAGATCAAAAGTTTGCAACTTTAAAAGATTTATCAGAGCATTATAGAATTTTCATTAACAGAATTCAAACTCAACTGTCAACGATGGGTGGCGGTGGAGCTGGATTCATTAAGGATCTTGATGATGTTGACATTACTGGTCTTTCTGATGGATATATTCTTGAATGGGAATCTGCGACCAACAAATGGAAAACAGTTCCAAATACTGGTAGTGTAGCAGCGATTGGTGGCACTTTTGCTACCGACTCAATCGGTATTCACACCACTAAATTTGTTGGTATTGCAACTACATCAGCAAAAGCAGGAATTGCTCTTTATGTTGTTGGTGATGCAGAAATCACTGGCAACATTTCAGTTGCTGGTACGATAACATATGATGATGTCACTAATGTAGATTCACTTGGGATTGGTACATTTAGAGATGGTTTAATTGTTAACGCAGGATCAGCTACGACTGCTCTCATTGTCAATGGTGATGCCAGAGTTACTGGCATTCTTACGATTGGTACTGCTTCCGTTACGATTGATGGTTATAATAACAGTATCAATTTAGGCTGTCTCTTATACACATCTGACGC